TTTTATTACCAGAGGGTAATACAGGTGGAGATGCAAGTTACACAGGAACAGGTATTGTTACTGGTATGAGTATTAATAACTCAATGGACGCAATTATTTCAAGAACTGTTACTTTTCAAGGAACAGGTGCTTTAACTATAGGTACTGTATAATCTTAATTTATGTCAGTTATTGATAGAGTTAAATCTCATTTTGAAACTCTTAAAACTACTACTATTGAAGTTGAGGAGTGGAAAGACGAGCATGGTAATCCGAGTGTATTCTATTCAGAGCCATTAACCCTTGAAGAAAGAAATTATATAATTAAAAAATCAAATAATTTTGAAGATTTAAATGCTTTAGTTGATTTAGTTATAATGAAACTTCTTATTAAAAATGAAAAAGGCGAAATGATAAAAGCCTTTAAACCAGAAGATAAATTTGCTTTAAGAAAAAAAGCAGATGGTAAAGTTATAGATCGTATTGCTAGTCTTATTACAAGAGGCGATAATTTTGAGGAAGCCGAAAAAAAGTAAATAGCGACCATGATGTTAGGTCGCTTTTAGTTATTGCAGAGAGATTACATCTTACAATTCAACAAGTTCTTGATATGCCAATAGAACACTATAATCTTTGGTTAGCTTACTTGAAAAAAGAACAAGAACAGTATAAAACCAATCAATCATTAGCAGAAGCAAAGAAATTTAAAACATAATGGCACAGAATTTAAAAATAAACATAACAGCACAAGATAAAACTAAACAAGCCTTTAATGGTATTAGAGGTGGATTAGCAAGTCTTAAAAATGCAGTATTTTCTCTTAAAGGTGCTTTTATTGGATTAGGTACAGGATTAGTTGTAAAATCTTTTATTTCAACAGGAAGAAGTATTGAAGATTTACAAGTTAGATTAAAACAATTATTTGGAAGTACACAAGAGGGTGCAAAAGCATTTGATGTAATGGCAAATTTTGCATCTAAAGTTCCATTTTCATTAGAACAAATACAAGAAGCATCAGGAAATTTAGCAGTTGTGGCTGGAGATGCAGATAGATTAGCAAAAATATTAGAGATAACAGGAAATGTTGCATCTGTTACAGGAATAGATTTTAGAACAGCTGGAGAACAAATACAAAGATCATTTGCTGGTGGTATTGCTAGTGCAGATATATTTAGAGAAAAAGGTGTTAGAGATATGCTTGGTTTTAAAGCTGGTGCAACTGTATCAGCAGAAGAAACAGTAAGAGCATTTGAAAAAGTTTTTGGTAAAGGTGGAAGATTTGGAAATGCAACAGATGAACTTGCTAATACATTTACAGGAACATTATCAATGCTTGGAGATAAATTATTTAATTTTAAAAGAGGTGTTGCTGGTGCTGGTTTCTTTGATGAACTTAAAAAAGAGTTTAAATCTTTAAATGAATTTATTGAAGAAAATGCAGAAGCATTTGAAACTATTGGTTTTGCAATTAGTAAAGTTTTAGTGTTTGCAGTTAGGGCATTTGCTGGTGCTTTAAGGGCAGTTGGTAATGCTACTAGTTTTATTAAAAGACAAATAGAAAATATACAAAGACTATTAGGTTTTGATGTTCCTTTTGTTGTTGAAATAGAAAAAGGACAAAAAGTTATTAAAGAAGTAAATCTTGATTTAGTTAAACAAAAATCTTTATTTGAAAAAATAGTTGAAGAAGTTAAAAAACTAAACGAGGGCTTTAAGATAGAAAAAGAAATAGTAGGGCAAGTAAAATCAATAACTCAAGGTATTTCTAAGTCTATTGCAGAATCAGTTGTTTTAGGAAAAGAATTAAGTGTTACATTTAAACAATTAGCACAACAAATTTTGATAAATATTATTTCTAAAACTATTGAGAGAATAGCATTACTTGGAATAGAAAAAATATTATTAGGAGATATAGTAAAAAAAGAAGCAGAAAAAGATAATTTGATAAGAAAACAAAATACTAATTTAAAAAGACAAATTCTACTTAATGCTTTAACAGGTGGTTCAGGTGGTGGATTCTTAGGTGGAATTTTTGGTGGTAAAAAAGCTAATGGTGGTGCAGTATCAAAAGGACAACCATATATGGTAGGAGAACAAGGTGCTGAATTATTCATACCAAACTCATCAGGCCAGATTACTCAATCTGCTAGAGGCACAGGGGGTGGTGCTACTACAGTTAATTTTAATATAAACACAGTAGATGCTTCTGGCTTTGAAGAATTACTTGTAAGATCAAGAGGAACTATTACACAATTAATTAACAACGCAGTTAATGAAAGAGGGAGTAAAAACTTAATATAATGGCTGGTGCATTTCCAATATCTTCTGCTAAGTTTGAATCTTTAGGAATAAAGTCTATTCAAAATACTATTATATCAAAAACTGTATCTGGTAAGAAACTTGCTAGACAAATAGATGGTCAAAGATGGGGATTTACTGCTAGAGTAATTACAGCAAAAAGAAGTGATGTTTATGGCGATCTTATGGCATTTATAGTTAAACAAAGATCAGGCAAAGAAAACTTTACAATAATCCCACCAGAAGTAGAAAATGCTAGAGGTACTGCATCAGGTATTCCTCATGGTACAGCAAGTGCTGGAGATACATCAATTACACTAGGTGGTACAGGCACAGGAACTTTAAAAGCTGGAGATATGATTAAATTTGCTAATCACGATAAAGTTTATATGGTCGTTGCAGATCAATCAGATATTTCTACAGGCACTTTAACTATTGAACCACCATTAACTACAGCAGTTTCTTCATCAAATATAACTTTTGATAATGTTCCATTTACAGTTCACTTAACAAATGATGTTCAAGAGTTTGGTGTAGCTGGTGCAGATAAAGATGGTAATGCTTTATATCAATTTGAATTTGATGTAGAAGAAGCACTCTAATTAATGAAAAAATATAAAATAACCCATAAGATAACTGCCGATTTTATTGCCGAAGTTATTGTCAATGAAGATGAAATAGATGTTAGTATTAACGATCTTAAAGAATACAAGAAACCTAATAGCAAATTTGAATATACTATGTTAAAAGGTACAGAAAGTGTAACTCAAACTAACTACGAATTATATGACGAGAAGCCTAACAACAGCGATAAAGAACGAACTAGCGACTAATGATATTAGGCCTGTTCATCTTATTACTATTGGGTTTGCTACTCCTGTTAATATAACAGATTGTTCATTTGATCTAACATCATCAGTTTCAGGCTCATCAGTTACCTATTCTTCTAGTGATTTTATTATGGGTATATCTGAACATAGTGAACAAACAGATTTAACTAAAGCTAGTGTAAATTTAACATTATCAGGAGCAGATCAAACATTTATATCTTTAGTTTTAAATGAAAATGTTACTAATGATACAGTAGATATTTATAGAGGTTTTTTAAATGATTCTAATACATTAATTTCTGACCCATTTCTTTTATATAAAGGTCATATAGAAAGTTTTGGAATACAAGAATCAGAAAAAGATAGTACAGTTGGTTTATCAATAGTTTCTCATTGGGCTGACTTTGAAAAAAAGAATGGTCGTAAAACAAACAATGTATCACAACAAAGATTCTTTAGTACAGATGTTGGAATGGATTTTAGTTCTCAAACTGTATTAGATATAAAATGGGGTAGAGCATAATGGGTTGGAAAAAATTTGTAAAAAAAATTGCTTCTCCTGTTTTAAAAGTATTTGGAGTTAATCCTTTTGTTGCATTAGGCATTAGTCTATTTTTATCTTGGATATTAAGACCAAAAGTTCCTGAAATGGAAGATTTTGGAACTAACTCTTTTGATGATTTTGAAAGAGGATTATTAGTTAATAAACAATCTAATGACGCAAATATTCCTGTAATTTATGGAGAAAGACTTACAGGGGGAACTAGAGTATTTATGGAAACTTCTGGTACAGATAACACTTACTTATATATGGCTATCGTCATGGCAGAGGGAGAAATAAATGATATAACTGAAATAAGAGTAGATGATAAAATTGTTACATTTGCATCTAGTTTTTCAGATGGAACAGCAGTAGAAGTAGATAGTGGAGATGCTAATTTTTATAAAGATAGTGAAAGTTTAATTAGAGTAGAGCCTCATTATGGAACAGATGGTCAATCAGCATCATCTTTGTTATCTACATTGTCATCTTGGGGAAGTAATCACAAATTATCTGGCTTATGTTATTTAGCGATAAGATTAAAATGGAATCAAGATGCTTTTGCTGGACTTCCAAAAATACAAGCAAAGATACAAGGTAAAAAAGTTAAAACATATAATGCAAGTTTAGTAGAACAATCTCCAACTTATTCTACTAATCCATCTTGGTGTTTATTAGATTACTTAACTAATACTAGATATGGAAAAGGTTTAACAACAAGCGAAATAGATTTACAAAGTTTTTATGATGCTTCACAAGTTTGTGAAACACAAGTAACACCATATTCAGGTGGTAGTGATATAAATATTTTTGACACAAATACTGCATTAGATACCTCAAGAAATATCTTAACTAATGTTAGAGAACTTATAAAAGGTTGCAGAGGCTATCTTCCTTATAGTGCTGGTAAATATAGTTTAGTTATTGAAACAACAGGAACTGCATCTATTACATTAACAGAAGATGATATTATAGGTGGATATAGTTTAACAACTCCTGATAAAAACGAAAAATATAATAGAGTTATAGTTGGCTTTGTTGATCCAGATAGAAATTATCAAGTTAATGAAGTTCAATGGCCACCAATTTCTGATTCAGGATTACCAAGTGCAGATCAACACGCAACTATGAAAGCTGATGATGGTGGTTTTTTATTAGAGGGTAGATTTTCATTTAGTACAATTACAAGCCAATATCAAGCAGAAGAAATGGCAGAGGTTATACTTAGAAGAAGTAGAGAAGCATTATCTTTAGGTATTACAGTTAGTTTAGATGCTTATGATTTAGCGATTGGAGATATAGTAAATATTACACATTCTTCTTTAGGATTCTCTGCTAAACCTTTTAGAGTTCTTGGAATAACTTTTAACGAAGATTTTACTGTTGGTTTATCTTTAGTAGAACACCAAGATAGTCATTATACTTGGGCAACTAAAACTCAAGCAACAGCAACACCAACAACAAATTTACCTAACCCATTTACTATCCAACCACCAGCGAGTGTTACATTATCTGATGAATTAATTGAATATAATGATGGAACTGTAATTGTAGCTTTAGATGTTAGTATAGGTGCTTCTCCAGATAGCTTTATTGATTATTACCAAGTAGAATATAAATTAAGCACAGATTCAGATTTTATTATTTATGCACAAGGTTCAGGATTAAACCACAGAGTTTTAAATGTAATTGACCAATCTACTTATGATGTAAGAGTTAAAGCTGTAAATAGTTTAGGAGTTTCATCAACTTATGTATCAGCACAAAGAACAATCGTTGGTGCTATTGAACCACCTAGTGATGTAGAAGATTTTGCTTGTAATATTGTAGGACAAGAGGCTCACTTATCATGGACACAAATACCAGATTTAGATTTAGCATATTATAATTTAAGATTTAGTGAAGAAACAGATGGAACTGCTGATTGGCAGAACTCGGTAGCATTAGTAGAAAAAGTATCAAGACCAGCAACTTCAATTTCAGTTCCCGCTAGGGCTGGAACTTATCTTTTGAAAGCTGTTGATAAGCTAGGAAACTTTAGTTCAAATGCTACAGCAATTATTTCTAATGTTACAGGAGTTGCTAATTTTAACACAATTACAACACAATCAGAACACCCAGCATTTGCTGGAACTTTAACAAATACAGTTATTACAGATGATGCTATTGAATTAGATTCTTCAGAACTATTTGATAGTGCGTCAGGTAACTTTGATGATGAAACAACTAGATTCTTTGATTCTGGTGTTGCTAATGCTGATTTTTACGCAAGTGGTAATTATTTATTTGCAGATGTAATTGATATTGGGGCTAAACATACAGCTAGAATTACAGCATCATTAACTCAAACATCAGATAACCCAGATGACTTATTTGATAACAGATCAGGATTATTTGATTCTGCTTCTTCTAACTTTGATGGAGATACACCAGCTAATGCAAATGCTCATATAGAAGTTGCAACAAGTGATGATAATGTAACTTATACAGCTTTCCAAAACTTTGTAATTGGAGATTACACAGCAAGATATTTTAAATTTAGAGTAGTATTAATTTCAAGAGATGGTGCTTCTACACCTAGAGTTTCAGCAGTAACAGTAACGATTGATATGCCTGACAGAATATTTAGTGGAAACGATATAGTTTCTGGTGCTGGAACTAAAACTGTAACATTTACAAATCCATATAAAACTGTTAATTATGCAGTTGGAATTACAGGACAAGGAATGTCAACAGGAGATTATTTCTTGGTAGAAAATAAAAC